TTCTGCCGAGCCTGATTGGTGCAACCGAGGGGGTGAACAACTTCCTCAAGCAGTACCGGCCCGAGATCAGTAAAGGGATTGACGCGCTGGCGGAAAACCCGGATGCGACTGCCGGCCTTGGGGCTGGTGCGGCTGCCGTGGGCGCTGGGGCTGCGATATCAAAGCTGGGACTGTCCACGGCCGGCACAGCACTCAAGGGGGCAGGGCAGATCGGCATTGTGGTCAGCGCCGCTGATCTGTTGACCCCTTACATCGACCCCATGTTCGACAAGCTGTTTGGCGTTGGACGCACACCTGTTTCGACAGAGGCGGGCAGTGGCCAGGTAATCCGAACGCAGGAGGCGATTGATTATCTGGATCAGCGTGATGGGCCGACCACAGAGGCGCAGACAGGCACGGATCAACGAGACTCCGCCCCTGAAACTGTGCGACAGCCAGTTGAGGTCATTTACGGCGATAGGTCAGCGACGGACATCATGCCGCCGGCCGAAAGCACCAGCCGAGAAGATGAGCGAAATGCGAACGCCGATGCACTCGCAGGCGCGCTGAGCCGCACGCCGATCAAGGTCGAGAACCAGGTGGGGCTGACCGTGCAACTCGACGGCCAAGCGCTGGAAACAAAAATCACGCAGGTCAACGAGCGCCAGAACTACGAAACCCTGGGTGACCTGAAGACCACGACGGAGCGATAGCCTTGAGCATCATCAACATCTTCACGCGCCAGGCGCCGACCATTGCCGGCTACTCGTTCGACGCGGTGCTGGAGGATACGTTCGAGGCTACCGTTACGCTCACCTCGATCCCGATTGAATCCGGCGTCCGGATATCGGATCACCGAATCCTGAACCCATTCAAGTGGTCGATGACCGGGGCGATCAGTAACAACCCGGTCAAAGTCCAGTTGACTGACTTCTTGGGTGGCGCTCTTTCGAACCTGACTGATAACCCGATTGTCTCGACGGTGGCTGGCCTGTCCGCTGGCTGGCTGGCGGGAAGCAACGAAACCCGGGCAAGTACGACGCTCGACTTCCTGATCTGGCTGATGCAGGCCGCTGACCCGTTCGATATCGACGCGGGCGACATCCTGTTGAAGAACATGGCGATCACACGTCTGTCCAGGACCAAGGAGCCCCGCAACGAGGGCGGCCTTGAGTTCGTTGTAGAGCTTCAGGAGGTCATCAGTCTTGACCGCATCGTTCAGGACACGCAGTGCTCGGTTCCGCAGCTGCGCGACGGCGACCCATCACAGAGCGCGCTGGCCAGAGTGGTTAAGCGCGGGCAGGCGATCGCCAAGGAAGCCAACGACGCAGTGTCGAGTGCGGTAAACAACATTCTCGATGGAGTCGTCTGATGTTAGTGATCCCACTACGTCCCGGCGCGGAAAACGCGCACCCGCGGTTCTCCGTGCAACTCGGCGAGAACCTGATCGATTTCGAACTCGACTTCATTTCATATCTGGATGCGCCAGCCTGGTCAATGAACCTGGTGCGCGATGGTAGTCGCATTGTGTCTGGGGCAATGCTCGAGCCTGGCAGCGACGTGATCCAAAGCTACCGAACCGGTATTGGCCAGTTGGTGTTCACCGGCGCAGACGTCACGCTGAATAACCTCGGTGTCGATAACTTCCTCGTTTGGATACCCCCACTGGTGGAAACATGAGAGAGCGCGTTTGGTCACTTGATGTGAACGGACAGCCGTACATCGGCCCTCAGTCCGGCCGGCGTCAGTTCCGGATCCAGTTCAACATCGATATCGCACCGCACAATGCGATTTCGTACGCCGATATCCGGCTCTATAACCTGAACAAAGGCTCATCAATTGCTCAGAAATCCAGCATCGTTTTGCGCGCTGGATACAACGATAACGTGGATGCTGTTTTCACGGGCTTTGTGACCAACGTGCTGAGAGAGCGCGAGCCTGGCGCACCGGAAATCATCACGCGCCTGATCTGCCGATCCGGCCAGCCTGCGGTAGACAGATCATCCGTCCAGTTATCGTTCGGCATTGGAACCAGGGTAGAAGAGGTGCTTCGCGCTTTGGCAGCCGCATGGCCTCTCCCGATCGATATCGACAACGCTCAGTTTGCAGACGCGAAGCCGTTTTCGACCGGGCTGGTGGTGGACGGTGACATACCCTCCGCGATGAATGATCTGGCCTACGCCTACAAATTCCAGTGGATGCAGGATCGTGGTCGGATCATCGTCACCAAGCCGAACATGCCGCGCACGGCTGCAACGGTGCGAGTTGACCAGTTCAGCGGGATGATCGGGATACCTGAGGTTTCGCGCGGTCCCGATGGTCTTGGCGTTTTCGTGGCGGTGCAGTTAAACCCTTCGCTTAGAGCGAATGGCAGGATTGATGTAGAAAGCGAGTTCGCCACGTTCAACACCGGCAACCTGTTCGTTTCCGAGCTGAGCGGTGATGCCAGTGCGAACGGTGAGTACAACATCTTAGCGATGAAACATTCTGGCGACTCGCATAGCGACCTGTGGCGAACTGAAATAGACGGCCTCCGCGCCGGCACTGCAGAGACGGCGGCCGAAACCGCAACCCCGCAAAACGGCAAGCTGATATGGGGCGCCAGGGTTGACCAGGCGTTCCGGGTCAAAGTGCGCGAGATTGCCGATCGGCTTTCCACTGATCCCAACTGGCTGATGGCGGTGATGGGCTTCGAGACTGGTTACACATTCAGTCCAGCGGCCAGAAACCCGGGCAGCACAGCAACCGGGCTGATCCAGTTCATCGAGTCGACGGCCAGGAGCCTGGGCACATCCACAGCTCAGTTGGCGCGTATGACCGCTGTGCGGCAACTGGATTATGTGGAGGACTACTACCGCCCATATAACGGCCGCATCCGGAACCTTGGTGATGCCTATCTAGCTGTCTTGTGGCCTGTCGCGGTAGGACGCCCTGACTCGTACGTGATGTGGGAGCGTGACACCGGCCCATATCAACGGGAATACGCCGCCAACTCGGGTCTCGACGTGAATCACAACGGTGTCATCACCCGTGGCGAGGCCGTCGCATCGGTGAACACGTCCTACATGCGCGGGCAGCAGTTCGTGCGATAGGCCCTCGGATTGGTTCGCCCCGTCTGATACAGTCGCAAAGGGGGTTTGGATGTGACGCTCATGAAGATCATTTTTACGCTGTTTATGATGGCGACTTCGGCAGCGACCGGGGCTACTGATGCTGCCGTTAAAACGGACAGTGAGTTGGTTATCGACTCGCAGGCTATCTGTAGGTACGAGTCAACCGAGCGGGGCCAGTTGAATGCAGATAGGCTTCGACTTTGCCTTGTAAATCATCGCAATTGGCAGGAAAAAGTTACCGCACTCAACAACGCTAACCGCGACTCATTCTACGTGGACTACGCGCAGCCGTATTGCTACAAAAAGAATACGAGGCGCGGCGTAGCTCATGCCGGACATATCTACCTGTGCTTGGAGTCTGAGGTGAATGGATTCAAGGATGTTGAGTATTACGTCAGCACCTTTGGCAAGGAGCGAGTATTACCCATCGCGCAAAGAGCCATGTCTAAGTTTGGCTCGTGGGCAATGGCCGGCTATATGGTGAAGCACGAGCTTGATCCCGGGCCGTGACTGCAAAACTGAACACAAACCCGCTTCGGCGGGTTTTTTATTGCCAGCGGAAAACACGGGGTGGATTTAGATGCTTGAGTCAGAAGGCCGCGCAAAGCAGGCTGAACTGATCCGCGATGCGTTCCGCGAGGTCATGAAGGGGGTGAGTACTTCGATCCCTGGGCACGTCCTGACATTCAACCCGCTGACCCAGCTCGCCCAGGTACAGCCCGGCATTGCGCGAGTGGATATAAACGGTGCCGAATTTAAAGTGCCTCCAATCATCGAGGTCCCGGTTTACTTCCCGGGCGGCGACTACTGCGTCGAGTACCAGATCGACCCTGATTGCGAGGGCGACATCCTGTTCTCTCAGCGCTGCATCGATGGCTGGATCCAGAGCGGCGGCATCGCTGCCAACCCGATCGGGCGCTTCCACAACATGCAAGACGCCATGTTCCTGCCTGGATTTCGGTCGCAGCCGAACGTGTTGCCGGAGTTCCAAAACAACGGTGTGCGCATGCGCAACCGGGCGGGCACGCAGTTCGTCTGGCTGAAGAACGACAACAGCATCTCGATGGATAACGGGGTCGCGAAGTTCGACGTGCTGCCGGACGGCACGACCCTCATGCAAAACGGCGCTGGTAGCTTTCAGCTGTTGGCTGATGGGTCGTTCCTGATCAACGGCCTGAAGATTACGCCGGACGGAAATATCATCACCGCCGCCGGCGTCAACTTGAATACCCACCGCCACACCGGTGTAACGCCTGGATCTGGAAACAGCGGAGTGCCTGTTATATGACCGTTCGCAGACTCGACGACAACGGCGACATCGTGACGCGTGGTCAGCAGTTCATCACCGGGCAGTCGGAGGTGGCGCAAACGGTTCTGACCAGGCTTCGCCTGTTCTTGGGCGAGTACTTCCGCGACATCACCGACGGGACGCCGTGGTACGAGCAAATCCTTGGCAAGTTCACCAGCCTGTCGACGGCCGAGGCCGCGATCAGAGCGAGGATCGCCAATACGCCCGGGGTCATCCGCCTCACCAGCTTCTCCGCAAACTTCGACATCAACACCAGAGGCTACAGCGTGACCGCTGGAATTCTCACCGAGTTCGGCCTGGAAGAGGTAACACTGAATGGCTAGCCTGACTTCTACCGGCTACGTGCTCCAAACGCAAAACGAGTGGTTCGCTCAGGAGCGTCAGTTCTACGTGGATATCGATCCGCTGTGGAACCTCGACCCTTCCACGCCAGACGGCTTGAAGATGGCGCACGACTCCGAAATCTTCTACGCGCTCGATGAGACGCTGCAGCAGGCCTACAACTCGAAAGACCCGAACAAGGCCAAGGGCAAAGACCTGGACATTGTCTGCTCTCTCACTGGCACAATTCGTTCAAGTGGGTCGCGCTCGAATACGCCGCTGACACTCACTGCTACACCAGGAACCGTCATTCCAGCCGGCAACCGCTTCGAGTCAATAACCACAGGCAGCCGCTGGGCAACGGACCAGACAGTTACGGCGGATTCCTTGGGATCAGCGACGGTCAACGCAACGTGCACGGTCGTTGGGCCAACTCAGGCCGACGAGGGCACCATAACTCGCATCGTTGACGTCGTAGCAGGCGTGGCCTCGGTCACATACCCAGACCCTGCAACCCCAGGAGAGGATGAGCAGCGTGACGAGCAATTGCGCGTCACTCGCGCCACTGCCGTCGGGCGCCCAGGTAACAACCAGATTGACTCCATGATTGGTGAGCTCTTCAGTGTGCCTGGAGTTCGCCGGGTGAAGGTGTACGAGAACGACACAGACAGCAATGCAGTTTCGGCAGACAACCCACACGGCCTTCCGAAGAATTCGATCGCCCCCATCATTGACGGTGGTACCGATGACGATTTGGCAATGGCCATCTACGTAAAAAAGAACCCTGGAGCAAGGCTCTACCAAGCAGGCACTCCTTTCGAGGTGGAGGTGACTTCGCCAAAGTACCCGACCAACAAAAAGGTAATCCGAGCCAGCCGACCCATCTACGTCGACATGCTCCCGGTAATCCATGTGGTCAATGACGGCACGCTTCCACCGAACGCCGACCAGCTCATCAAGGAAGCAATGATGGAGTACGCCGCCGGCGACCTCATCCCGGCCGACGTCGGGTTCAAGATTGACGGCTTTGATATCGGCGAGATCGTGCCATTTAGCACCATCTTCACTCCGGTCAACAAGGTCATCGGCACCTATGGGGATAGCTACGTCGACCTGCCATCGTCAAGCCTCAATGGCGGCCAGGCGAACGTCGCCATCGCCTACAACCAGATGTCCAGGTGGACGGAAAGCAACATCACCGTAGTGATCACGTGATGAATATTCCAGACCGTATTTACGCGCAATACCGTGACAAGCCGAAGGCCGTCGACTGGTACGCGATAGCCAAGAAGCTTGGCGGAAGCATAGAAGCGGCAGCCGAGGCTGTGCGCAAAAGCTACGACATAGACTCAGCTGTCGAGGAACAGCTTAACGTTATCGGTCGTATCGTTGTGGCGCCGCGCAGCTTTGTCGGCTCGATACCCATGAACCCGGGGCTATTCGATCTGACCGATGGTGACGAGTTCGGCGATGACGACGCAATGTTCAGCTCGCTGACCATCGATCAGGACGGCCAACTGTCCGACGAGCTATACCGCTTGGTCATCAGGGCCAAGATCATCAAAAACAACGGCGACGCAACGATTGAGAACATCCTTGATGGGATGAATTTCCTGCTTCCTCACGCTGAAGTTCTGCGCGTTACGGACGGCGAGGACATGTCGTTCAGTATCGAGTTTTACGGCCAGATCACCAACCTTGAGCGGTTCGCGCTGCTGAATGCAGGGCTGGTGCCGAAGCCGCAAGCGGTGAGGTTTAACGGGTTCCTTGAGGGATTCGAAATGGTCGAGTTCGGCGATATGGACGCCGAATTCGGTGATGAAGACGCAGAATTTGCAGGATACATAGGGGCGTAACATGTCACTGAAGCTTAACGAGCGATACCCGGGGCGGTTCAACAACCCATCCGCCGATTACCCTCAAGGGGCTTTTAAGAACAGAACAAGCCCAACGGCAAAGGACGGCTCATATCTTGAGCAAGACTGGGCCAACGACAAAGAAGGCTTCTTTCAATCGTTGATTTCTGTGGCTGGGGTGGTTCCGAACGGGACTGTCGACAAGGTCGGTGCATCTCAATATTACGATGCGTTGCTGACTGTGCTGTATGCCGCAGCACGGAAAACCCCTGTTCTAAACGATACCGGAACCGCTGGCGTCTACGCGGCGGTAAATACACCTGCGCTCACTGCATTGCCATCAACCGGTTACATGCAGCGGGTGAAGATTGCCAACCTGAATCCAGGGGCTTCCACCTACTCACCAGATGGTCTTGCCGCCAAACCGATCTATGGTCTTGGCCTTCAACCGCTTCAGGGTGGCGAACTGCCTGCAGGTATCGCAGTTCTGATTTACCTGGTGCAGGCCGGGGTAAACGGCGGTAATGGTGCCTGGATTATCATTGAGTCGCTGGGTGGCGCAAAGCAGATAGCCCCGGCCACTAAGAGCCAACATGCACTTCAGTTGCAGCAGGCTACCGGTCGGTTGCTTCGCACCACCGTTTACATCAACGTCGCAGGCGCGCTTCAGTCATCCATTGATGGGGGCGCCTTTTCTGCGGCAAGTTCCACTTTCTCAGCTCAGAGCCTCACCACTTCAGTCGAAGTTGAAGTGCAGGGCGGAGGCGCGCAAGGCGGGGGGGCTCCAGCTACCGCAGCAGGACAAGTGTCGTGCGGATGCGGTGGTGGCGGTGGCGGTTATACAAGAGCGCGTCTGACAGCGGGTTTCAACGGCGTGACGGTCGCTGTTGGTGCGGGCGGGTCAACGGGCGGGGTTGGGGCGAGTGGCCAAGCCGGCGGATCAAGTTCATTTGGACCGTCTCTATCTGCCACCGGAGGGAACAGCGGAGTGGCATTTGCCGCGGTTACCGCAAACACGCAGCCAACGGGTGGTGCAGCGGGCGGAAACGGCACCGGTGGATTTATTACAGCCTCTGGCGGCGTAGGATTTAACGGCATCTATTCAACAGCGCCTATAGGCGGTTCTGGTGGTGGCTCCTTGTTTGGCGCTGGCGCCCCTCTCGTATTCGGTACGTTTTCAGGAAACCCATCGTTAAGTTATGGCGCAGGTGGCGGTGGCGCAGCTCTCGCTCCTGGTAACGGCGCGGTAGCTGGCGGGGCAGGCAAAAGTGGCATCATAATCGTTAGGGAGTACGCATGATGAAGTCTTACGCACGAATCGATAACGGTATCTACGTCGAGTTCATAGCTCCGATGGCGTATGACGCCGAGTCGCCTTATTGGCAGGAAGGCGAGCCGAGCAGGATCGGCGAAGAGATACCGATTGAAGAGCGGTTTACGCCAGAGTTTGTAAGTTGGCTGGTCGAGATCACCGACCTTGATCCCGTGCCTCAGATCGGATGGACTTATACCAGCGGTATTTTCGCGCCGTGGGCGCCGAATCCTCAGGATATCTTAGCTGCCAATCAGGCCGAACAAGCAAGTTTGTTGGCTCAGGCATCACAAGTTATGGCCCCCATTCTGGTGTCTCTTCAGCTTGGTGATGCTACCGATGAAGAGACCACCAGAGCGAGGGCTTGGCAGGCCTACTACCGTGAACTGAAGGCTGTAGATGTGACGTCCTCTAATCCTGCTTGGCCATTTCAGCCGCCGGCTTAACATTCTCTAAAAGTCCATCTTGCCGAGCGTCTTTATTCTTGATGTAAGAAGTGCGAAACGAGAAAAATGGTTTTTCAATGATATGGTATGAAATACTGCTGACGATCAATATCGTTGGAAAGACCATCGCAATAAAGTCTATATACCAGAAACTGGAAACAGATATTTCAGGGTGCTTTCTGAATAGAAGTATTATTGGGTAGTGCCAGATGTACATTGAAAAACTGACGCACCCCAAATAGGAAAGCAGGCGGTCTGCTAAGGATGGCATTTTCCATTTCTGCTGAAGATAAGACAGCATCAACACAGACCATGCAATGGCTTCGAGCGTAGGTGAGAATATCCAAGCGACGCTTGTTGCTGAGTTAGTACCGTAATATCCGCCGTTGGTCCACGCAGTGAAAGCGTAGAACCATAGATAAACGATTCCAATCGAGCCAGCCAGCGCAATCGGTGACGAGAGGTAGGCCTTGCGATTGGCATAGATCAGCGCCGCGCCCATACCAATAATGAACTGGTCAAAACGGCCAAGGATTGTCGAGTACGACGCATCTTGTACTGTGCCGTCGTTTATGTACATCATTGCTCTAATGATGATTGCCATCAGTATTAGGCCGAATAGATATGACGGCTTCTGCTTCGATAGGATTGCGACGAGAAAAGGGAATGTTAGATAGAACTGGAATTCTACCGCGATGGTCCAGATATGAGGAAATTTTGAGGAGCCAAGAACTGCGCCAGCGTTAGCAAAAGGTGAAATCATTTGCACTATGGAAAGAAAGTCCGTGTTTCTGTTGCCTGAATAGGCGATAGC